GGTCGGGGCAACGGCATGGCTGGTACGCAACTGGATAGACACCGAGTATGTCTCGGCCGCCATGCACAGCTTCGTGTTCCTGTTGGGCACCGACCCTTTTACGAGTATTATCAGATCAGCCGAGAGGACGAACCCGATGAAGCTGAGACTGAGCCAAAGAGACAAGGGGAGTTAAAGACGGTATTCGAGCCTTCCCATAGCCCCTTCGGATTTGTCTGGCAGGTGGCCGACGCCACCGGCTGGAAGGTAAAGTACATACTGGAAGGTGTGAACTTCCAGACTTTGATTATGATGCTGGCAGACGCGCCCCGCTATATCCGGAAGAAACAGGAGGAGAAGAGCGCGGAGGACGAGGCCGCCGACATCGTGGGATTTTTCCAAAGCAATTTGAAGAGATAACATGGCAATGAAACCGGTAGAAGTAGAGATATTGATGAAGGACCGCCTGTCGGGGGCTCTCGACAAGGCCGGCCGCAAGGTGGACGAGCTGAAAGGCAAGGCGACCGCCGCATCGTCGGAAATGGACAGTCAAGCCCAAAGGTTGCGTACCGCCATAGCCGGGCTCACGGAGCAAATGGAAGAATTGCGCAGGGTCGGACAAAACGCCTCCCCGAATCTCGACCAGAGTGAAAACATGGCCGGTATCAAAGCGCTCGAAAAGCAAATCGCCGAATTGGAATCCCGGTTAAAACAGCTGGATGCGACCGCAGAGGCCACACAGACAGTCCCCCCGGAACTGCCCGCCGCCAAGCGGCAATTCAACGGCCTGCACATGAGTATCCAACAGATGGCCCGGGAAATGCCCTCTCTGGCTATGGGACCCCAGATGTTTTTCCTCGCCATCTCCAACAACCTGCCCATTTTCGCGGACGAGGTAAAAAGGGCGCGGGTCGAATATGACAATCTGGTGAAATCCGGGCAAAAGGGCGTGCCGGTATGGAAACAAATCCTCTCCTCCCTGTTCTCGTGGCAGACCGCCCTGACGACAGGCATCATGCTGCTGGTCATGTACGGCGACGAACTGGTAGACTGGGTAAAAGGGCTGTTCAGCGCCAAAGACGGAGTCGACGCCTTGAAAAAAGCCCTGCAGGAGAAAAACGAGGTAGAGAAAGAAGGACATGCCGTTTCCATACGCACCCGTGCCGAGCTGGACAACACCCTCTGCGAGTTGAGAGACTTTATCGGCACGAAAGAGCAGGAGAAGAACAAGGTCGACGAGTTGAACCGGAAATACGGCGACACGTTCGGCACTTACAAGTCCCTGACCGAGTGGTATGACACACTCATACAAAAGGGGAATGCCTATGTCGAGTCCCTGTTCATGCAGGCAAAGGCTCAGTCCTATATTAAAAAAGCCATAGAAGCCGACGAGAAGGCCAACGAAATCCGCAGCAAGGGCAAGGAAGAGTACCGCCCGTTCTGGGGCGCCGGCGGAAAGCTCAACATGTTTTTTGGCGGGGACAACATCGGCCAATATGGAAGCGATCCGGCAGAGACAGCCTTTAACAAAGCCCTGCAAGAGGAGGAAAATAAAAAACAACATTACCTGAATGAGGTCGAATGGTTCCAGAAAGAGGCAATCAGAATCTTCAAGGAAGCGGGACTCTCCGATTACCGGACCATCGAGACTGATGACGACACCGCCAAGACAGAGGAGGAAAAGCGGATGCAGGCCCGGCAGAAACTGAATGACGAGTTGCTGGCTCTGGAACAACAGAACCAACAGGATTGGCTCGACTTGCAGGAGGAAGGCACGCAGAAGAAACTGGCCCGGATAGACGCCGACTATGACCGGCAGAAAGCCGAGATCGAAAAGAAGGCGCGGGAACTGGCCGAGCTGAACCGAAAGGCGGGCGTCACCGGCACCAACGCCGCCGGGCTGACCGGGGAACAACAGACCGAAATCGACCGCTCCCATGCCCTGAACGGACAGACCCGGGAAAAAGAGGTCACGGAGGTTTACCGGCAGGAAGCCGTCGCCATGCGCGATTACCTGAAAGAGTACGGCTCCTACCAGCAGCAGAAGCTGGCCATCGCCGAGGAGTATGCCGAGAAGATTCGCCGGGCACAATCGGAGGGCGAACGGCTCACCCTCGAAAAAGAACGGGACTCGGCCGTCAACCGGCTGGAACTGTCGGCTATCCGGCAGCAAATCGACTGGGGAAACGTATTCGGCAATTTCGGGGTGATGTTCCGCGAACAGGTGCAGCCGACCATCGACCGGCTGAAAATGATCGCCCGAAGCCCGGAGTTCCAATCCTCCGCCGGCGTCGACGAGATGGAAGCCCTGTATGGCTTGATTTCCAGCCTGCAACAGTCGGAGACGATGTGGAACGGGGAGATTTTCCGGCAAATCAACGACGACCTCGTCTCTTACCAAAACGCCATGCGGGGCTATATGGCCGCGCAGCAGCGGGAAATCGAGGCGACCGAAGAGCTGGCCCGTGCCAAGCAAACGCTGAAAGAAGCGGAAGGAAGTGGTGATGCCCGCAGCATAGAGGCGGCCGAGCTCTACGTGGGAGAGGCCGCGAAGAATCTGGACAAGGCATCGCGGGACGTGCTGATGTTCGGGACGCAGGTGCAGAGCACCACTACCAGCCTCCGGGAGTCCTCGGAACAGGCAGCCGGCATGTTCCGCAACCTCGAATCGGGGCTTAGAAACCTTTCGTCGGGGAACCTGAAAGGCATAGGGCAAGGCGTCATGCAACTCGACAAGTTGTTTAACGGCGGGAAGCTGACCGAGAAACTCGGCGGCTCCCTTGCGGAAGGTTTCGAGAAAATCTTCGGGGACGGCAGCGTCACCCAAGCCCTTGCGGAAGGCTTGGGCAATTCGGGGTTGGCCGGCTCCATCATCTCCGCCATACTTTCCATCTTGGACGAATTGGCGACGGAGGGTATCGGGGGGATCGTTTCAGGGCTTATCGATACCGTTTTGGGAGCCGTCAGTGGCATTATCGACAATATCTTTTCGTTGGAGCTTTTCCAACAAATCGGCGAGTCCCTGTTGAAAGGGGCGGCCAATATCCTCGACGCGCTATCGTTCGGGGGCTTGGGCAAACTGGTGGGGAACGGGGACAGCGACCCCCATTTGGAGGAGGACATGGAGCGCCTGAGCTTGACGAACGAAGCCCTGATCGCCGCCATCGAGTCGTTGACCGATGAGATAAAGGGCTCCTCCGGTCAACAAGCCACGGAGCTCTATGAAAAGCAGATGGTCCGTCTGGACGAGGCGGAAGCCCATACGCGGGAACAAATGCAGCGGAGCGCTTCCGCTTACAGCAACGGGCTTTGGGGCATAGGCGGCAAAAAGTCCTCCAACAAAAAAATAGACGATGCCATGAGCGGTAACGACTGGCAGCGCATCAGCGAGGTGGTCGGGAGGACGATCGGCGAGGCCGCCGATTTCTGGAACCTGTCGAGCGAGGAGATGGCGAAGGTCGCCCGGGAAGCGCCCGACCTTTATGCGAAAATCAAGGACTATGCCGATGCGGGCTACAAGGATGCCGCCCGGTATATGGACGACTATATCGCTTTCGCCGAGCAGCGGAAGGAGTTGGAACAGGCCTATTACGAGAGTATCACGCAGGTCTCCTTCGACAGCGTGTATGACAGTTTTATCGACATGCTGATGGACATGTCGTCAGACTGGGAGGATTTTTCCGACGACATGAGCGAGTATCTGATGCGCGCCCTGTTGAAGACCAAGCTGGACGAATTGCTTAAAACGGATATGGAGGATTGGTACGCCACCTTCGGAAGGGCCATGTCCAATGGAGAGCTGACCGACGAGGAAATCGAGGACTTGAACAAACAGTGGGAGGAACTTGTAAAAAAAGGCCTCCATATCCGCGACAGCATATCGGAGGCTACCGGCTATACCGGGGACGACGGCGGAACGACACAGAGCGGGAAACCGGGCGGGTTCGCCGCCATGAGCCAAGAACAGGGCACTAAGCTCGAAGGGCTCTTTGTCTCCGGCCAGATGCACTGGGCCAGCATCGACGAGCGAATGCAGGACGTGAGCGAGCAGATGGGCGCAGCCGTGGACCACCTGCGGCGTATCGAGGAGAACACCGGCGCCAGCGCCAAGCATTTGGGCGAGATTAAGGACGAAATAAAAAAAATTGTACGCGACGGCTTGAAGATGAAATGACGACAACCTGTTAAAATCAACGAGATATGGCAATGGATGCGATATTGGGCGGGAAAGCGCTCGTCAACGGTACGGACATCTGGACGGAGTACGGCGTGTTTCTGGCCGAGAAAAGGCGGGGCGACCGCAACAACTTGAAGGCGATCCTGTCGCCGGCCAAAACGAAAACCCATGTGGCCGTGGATATACGCGAGGAGAACGGCGAGAAGTACTCGGCCGCACTCGACGTGAGGAATCAGGCCCGGGACGTGAAGCTCTGTTTCGCCCTCTATGCCGACACCCGGGAGAAATGGCTGGCTCAATACAAGGCCTTCATCACCCTGTTGAAGCAGGGCGACGACGGGTGGCTCGACATCGAATTTCCCGACCTCGACATGACCCTTCGCGTTTTCTACAAGGAGGCGAGCGACTACGAGCCGCTCACTTACCTCTGGCGGGAAGGCAAGCAGGCGAGCCGCTTCTACGTCACTTTTCGGGAGCCGAACCCGGCGATTTAAATGACGACTGAACAGCATTAAAACGACCTTAAAACAAGAGTAAGATGATCACGATATACGGCAGCGACGGCATGGCGAAGACACAGGTTCCCTGCGACGACAACTCGACGCAGGAGATGGAGTTGCAGGGCGACAACGCGCTCAGCCTGTCGTTCACGCTCTACGAACACGTGGCGCTCGAAGTCAACGACTATGCCGAGTTTATGGGCAGGAAGTACTGGCTCATGGAACGGTATCACCCCGAGCAGGTGTCGACGGTAGAATGGAAGTACGATATCAAGCTCTACGGCATCGAGAGTCTGGTGAAGCGCTTCCT